GTTTGGTTTAGGGCAGGTAAAAGAGCAGTAGTTGATTATCTTATTGAACAACAAGCAAGACAAAAGGAAACCATGCTTACTGACAACATCTTGGAGAATTAATTATGTGTGTTGGACCGTTTAAACCAAAAGCACCTAAGTTGCCAGAGAAAACAGAAACTGCACCAAGGCCAGAGAAAACAGCCAGTGCTCCTACTCTTGGTGCTAAAAGAAAAAGTACAAAGAAACCTGAAAGAACTGCTCGTTCTACTTCAGAAGTTGGTACAAACATTTCAACAAGTTCTCCTAGAAGAGGTTTATTTGCCAGAAGAAGAGGTACTGCTTCTTTAAGAATCCCTCTTACCTCTAGTGGTAATCTCAACTATTAATCATGTCTAATGCAATAGGTGAAACAGCAGTTGCTAGGTTTGAGCAACTACAAGGTGATCGTTCTTCTTTCTTAAGAAGAGCACAGGATGCTAGTAAATTAACTATCCCTGCATTAATACCGGAAACTACTGGTACAGCTGCAAAGATTAAAACTCCTTTCCAAGCAGTAGGTGCAAGAGGTGTTAATTCTTTAGCATCTAAATTACTTATTGCTTTACTTCCTCCTTCTACTCCTTTCTTCAAACTTAGTATTGATAGTCTTGCCTTAATGAAGGAAGGACAAGAAGGATTAGAAACAGAAATAGATAAAGGGTTAAGGGTAATTGAGTCAGCTTTGATGAATGAGATAGAAATATCGAATGACAGAGTTGCAATGTTTGAAGCCCTTAAGCATTTAATAGTTGGTGGTAATGTTCTTCTTTATCTAACTGACAGTGGATTAAAGGTTTATCACCTTAATAGGTATGTCTGCAAGCGTGATGATATAGGAAATATATTAGAAATTATTACTAAAGAAACTGTTCATCCTCAAGCCTTACCACCTGACTTCTTGGAAATGATCAAGAAGAAAGAAAACTATGATGCGGCAGA